CGCAGGGGCAATTCGCGCAAGCACGGTGGATGCAGCCGACCCGGGTGGAAGAGCGCGAGGTCTCATGACCCGTAAGTTATCGCGCATCTCCCTTTCGGATCGATCCGAAAGGCGAAACGCGCAGAACGGTCCTTTAATGGGGACATCTCTGCGCGTGGATGGTTGGGAGGGGGATGGGACGAACGCCCCGTAAACGGGCAGCGGGGCGGTGAGAAGGGCCTATCCGCGAACGGGGATGTTCAAGCTCTGTCCTGCGTACCTGAAGTCGAATGGGTTGGGAGGTACGCCAAACATATTGGCAAGCGACGCTCTCCATCCATCGTAGTTCTTGATAAGCATCTCTTGCTCTTCGGCGAACCCCATTTCGATCCCGTCCACCTTTTTGACGGCTGCGTTGGGTTGGTCGTTGAACCGCTGCTCTTCGGTGCACTCGCAATACTTGAGCAGCTTGCGCACCTGGGGGATTGCAGCGGCAAGCAAGCGCGAGAAGGCGCCTTCGATCATGAACTGCGTTTCGACACCCGCGGGCATACCGATCACGAAGGTGCTCGCCTGATCAACGTTGAGGTATCCAAGGTGATGCCTGATTCTCACCTTCTCCTCATCGGTTAGGTAATCGACGCCCATTGCTTCCTCGGATCAAAGCGCTTGGTCGAGAGGGACGTCGGTGATGTCCTTCAACCGCACGCCCTGCTGCTGCAAGTCACGGATATTGTAGTGCGCGTCGGTAATCTCTTTGCCCTCGCGCAAAGTGGTCCGTGACCCACTCGTTCGGTCGACGAATTGTTTCGTTACTTCGACACGATACCGACGCACCTTGGGAGCAGGGGCGGGCTTCTCGTCCCCCAATGCTACTTGCCGTGCGGGTTGCGCTTGTCCGGGGATGCGTGGCGGCTGAATCGCCGTTGCATCCCGCACAATCGGCGCGACCGTATCGAGCGGCATGGATGCACGCTCTTCAGGCGTGGCAGCAACACCCGCCGGGCCTTGGCTGAAATCGATCTCCTTGATGGGAGCCGTACTCAGCACTTGGATCTTTTCTTCGGGATTGGGTTGAGTAATTCCGCGAGCCATCGACGTGACCTCCAGTTGAGGCCCATCGTGCACGGTGAGCAGAGCGCGCGTCAAACCCGCTCTGCTCACCGCTGCGAAATCACTCTCAGGAATCGAGCGCGTGTTCAATGACAACGGCGCGCTTGTACCGTTCGAGCCCGCCGCTCGTCGCATCGCTGGGAATGGGGAAGCTCGTTGTGATGGACCACGTCGCCGCGACTTGATCCTGCAAACGATTCTGCGGAGCACGAAGGATCAAACGGATGCGCTCCGTTTTGATCTCGACGCCGCCGTTCACAACCTGGAAGTCCGCAATCTTGCCCGTCACGCCTGCTTCCGTGACGTACGCATTCTCGTCGAGACCCTTCTCGTAGATTGCGCCTCGACCCGTGACGATGACGCGACCGATGTTGACGCCGCTCTCGTTCGTGGTCTCTGCGCCGATGTCGGCAGAGTAAGCCGCGTTCGTACCCGTCAGCGTGCGATTGCCGCTGTTCAAAAGGTCGGGGCTCTCGGTGTTCGCGTAGAACGCGATTCCCGCAATCGTCCCAATGAAGGCCTTTTGGTAATACGTGTGATCGGGCAGTGACGTATTCAACCGCTGGAATGCCGGGTCTTGGAAGACTTGGCTGTTCGCATCAAGGTTGATATGGCCGTGGTAATAGCCGTCCTCATGCGGAAGAACGTTGTTCTTGCGAAGGTTGTTCGTCGCGTTGATCGCGTCTTGCAACGTGAACACGTCAGCCGCACCAATCGCATCGACGGATGAGCCGCCACCGCTGCGAAGGATGCGTGCGCGGAATCGCGAGAGCACCGACGAACGGACAGGCACGATCGCGCCGACCGCTGCATCGAGCAGCAGCGTACCGGGGCCATACGGATCGTTTGCGTCGTCGGGGAACGCGCCGATCACGTTGCGGTTGATCGTTCCGTTGATCGTGATCGGGAGCGGCGATGCTGGCGATACAGGCAACGGGCGCACGTTCACGCCACGACTTACGACGTCGAAGAACCCGTTCAAGCTCGCGACACGAATCACCGTATCGGGCGCAGCCGTAACGGCAATGAGCACGGTTTGTCCCGAGACGTAGCTCTTGAAGAGCGCGTTACGGGGCAAACGGTTGAGGCTTTGGCCCGCTTGCAAACCGAGCTGTTGAATGTTGCGCAGGAATTGATCGGCCTGTGCAACCACGCTCGTCGGAACGTGCGTGTCGATCGTCCCGGCGTAACGGTTAAGCGTCGCGACCCATTGCTCGTAGCTCACAGTTTGCGGAACAGGATCCACACCAGGAACGAGCGCATTCGTGATTGGCGCGAGCAGGCCGGGGCGAGTCATAAACAACTCGGTGCCTGTGTTTGCGGGCCAATCCTCGTATTGCGCTTCGCCGCGATAGAGCAGGTTGGGGAACAACCCGTCGTGAAATGCGCGCTCGAGCAAGCCGCTTTGAACGATATTCAGGATGAGCGGGGGGATACCCAAAACGAGAGACATGGCGTGTGGCCTCCTTGCGCCCCGCATGGGGGTTTACCGCGTGCCTTGGAGACCACCTGATTGACCGCCGGTGTGCCGCGTAAAAGGCCAGACGCATAAAGCGGGGCGTATGCAGGCAACCCTACGCGCCTCTTTGCGTGAACGTCAATACGTGGAAATGCGGGGGATTCCCCTTTCGGATCGATCCGGAAGGGGCGGGGTGTGATTAGGGCGAGTAGTTCACGCCAAGCGTGCTCTTTGCGTACTCTTTTACTTCGGCCGTCGTCATGCTGTTTGGTCGGCCCGGACGAGGGTCTTTTCCTACGAGCCCGGGGGGCATCCGCGGATCATTCGGCAGCGCAGGGGGAGCCGGTTTCTTGGGAGGCGTGCCCGTCGTGACAGGCCGGCGAATGGGCGCGGGAGCTGCCTGCTTGGGTGCGGGTTCGACCGGTGCAGCGGGAGCCGCAACCTTTGCAAACTTGGGATGGCCCGCTGCCCACTTCTCCGCGAATCGACGCACACCACGCTCGTTGAACTTCTCGGCAAGCTCGGGGTTCGTCGCGGCGAGCTTTTTGACGTGTTGCGCGAGGTGCAGCTTGAACAACGGAAGCGCATCCGCATCCACCAACTCAGACGCGACACGCGTGACAACCTGCTCGTGTTGCTCGTATTCGCGCGATTGCTCGAACTCTGCGAGTCGAGATTCAAGCGCAACGCGATTCGCCCGCTCGGCTTCAAGCTCGGCTTTCAATCGCTCAATCTCAGACATCTCAGAGAGGCGCCGCTTCTCCGCTTCCTGTCCTGCTTGCTTCAGCTCTGTGAGCTTCGCCTTCGCCTCCGCTTCGGTCTTCACACCGAGCTCGCGGAAGAGGGCTTCCTGCCCCTGCGAGCGGGCACGATCAAGCCGAGCCTTCAGCGCTTGATCGGGGATGCCCGCCGATGAGATCGGACCGCCTCGCCCCTTAGGAGCATCAGGTGCAGGGGGCGTGGGTTGTTGCTGTTCTGTGCCCTGCTGCTGCGTCGGTTGTTGAAAGAGCGATTCCCTTGTTGCTGTTCCAAACACTTGAGGTTGCGGTTTGTCGGGCGCGGTGCCTCCTCCTGCATTCGCGCCTTCTCCCTTCCCTGGTTGCTGCTGCTGCTCACTCATTCTCGTCGACCTCCTCCGGACCTTCTACCGCTTCTTACAGGATCGTCGCATCCGCTTCGAGAGCGTCGTTGAGATCCACAGCGGCGCACACGAGCACCTTCACCCGCGCCTTCGTCACCGCATCGGCGGGGGCAAACTTCACGGTTGCCTTCGCGAGATTTAAACGAGCCTGCGTTGTTGCGGCTGCCGATGCGCTAGGCGCGAGGATCCGAAGTTTGCCCGTGAGCGTTCCTTCCAACGACTCCGCCTCGAGCAAGAGCACGGCGCCCTTGTTCGTGATGCGCGAGGGAAGAGCAATCGCATTGGAGACGACGGGCCAGTTGTCGAGCACCTCGATGTCGCCACGCTCGGGAGCGTAAGCAACGTCGAGGCTCGTGATCGCATCGGCGGCGAGAACCATCAAATCCCCGTTCGGCTGAATGCTGATCTCGCCCGTCGCGGGTGTAGTGCCCGGTGCAACGACCGCAAGTTCACCCGTCACCGTTCCCGCCCGTGAATAGGCGCGCTGGATCATCGTCGCCTTCGCTTGGTCCGCGAGCACAACCGTCTCAACGGTTGCGACGGGAGCGTAGGAGCTGACAGCGGGATCCTTCTTGCGAACCACCTGGTTGATCTGCCCGCGCATGACATCGGCGAACCCGATGTTCTTCAAATGCTCGGGGAGCGTGTTGTTTGTCGCGCCCGCAAGCGCGTCTTTCTCTTTGGTAGCCATGGCTTGGTTTGTCCTCGTCTCGATGAAGGGGCTTAGGTGACCCCAGTTGAAAAATACCTGATGGTGCTGTTACCGCGCACGCGCACCCCAATGAGGTACTTCGGCGCGAAGAAGGTGCTGAAGTACAGACCTTGTACGGGAACAACAGCGGTCGTCGAACCCCCCGCTCCATTGTCGAACGTGAATTCAATCTCGATGGTCCCTTCGCACCGAAGCGCAAAGAGGTCGCATTGCTTCACGTCACCATCGGGACCGATCCCAGGAAGCGCGATCCAGTCAACGGGGGAGATGATCGTTCGTCCCCCTTGCGTGATCGTCGAGTAGGGCTTGCCTGAACAACCCCCCGGGAATTCGAAGGGGAAGACGAGCACGGGGTCTCCACACCCGCACCCCGCAGGAGGCCCCGCAGAGAGCCCCCCGGAGATGTCGACGAGCCCCACGCTAGCCCCGCACCCGAAAGGGAGGCGTGTTGGTCGTCGCGGTCGTGCCGATCTGCGCTGCCCTCTGCGAGCCCGCAACCGGGTCCGCAAAGTTGTTCTTCCCGCCCGGCGGAACCTGGTTCGTGGGGAAGCTCATCTCGCTCATCGGGCGCTGCGGGTTTTGCTGCGCCTGCATGTCGAAGGGAGCAGCGCGCGGACCGCTCACGCTGCCCTGCCCGTTACCGAAAGGATTGCTTGTCCCGTTGCCGGGGGTCTTACCGTCTTGTGCCATGGCTCAAATTCCTCGGTGTTTTGCTTTCGGATCGATCCGAAAGGGAGATGGATGATTTCTAACGAATCCGCATAGGCATACGAGCAGGCGGCGTCGCGGGGGGCCAGGGCTTTTCTTCCCCGATCCCTCGTTTCGCGCCCGGCGTCGGATGCTCGGGTGATTGCTGCTTCTCATGGACGAAGTCGATCACGTCGACACCTTCGTTCGAGGATTGCCTAACGACTTGGGGAGGCGCAGCCGGAACAAACCGACCATCACCGCCCCGCCTGATTCCCGGGTCCCCGGGCGCGGGTCGGATTACGAACATGCGAATAACGGTACAGCGAGCGAGAGGCGCGCGTCGAGGGCTGCATGCTCGATGCAGGAGGAACGCCATGTCGACATGGATCGATCACTTTGGTTATGAGGGCAAAGGGGGGACGGGATGTAGGTTGAAGGCGGGCGTTACTGCCAACCTGCGCGATATCCGTCGCCTCTACGAAATTGCAAACCTCATCGTGTGCCCGCATTGCCGGCTCGTATTAAAAGACAGATATGGCGATTATCCGCGCCCGGCCGAAGTGAACTTACCGGATGGGTTTCGCATCTCGCCCGATTGTCGAAACGAGGTGCTTTCGATCGATACATCAATCGAAAGCAAAGCACCGATCGTGTTCATCGAACATCCAAGCCGAAAAACTTCGAATGCACGAATAGATGAGATCCTGTTGAAGATTGCCGCCTGGTAGCTAGCCCGTCTTGAGCTTGTCGAGTGGCACGGTCGATAACCTTGGTCGTGCCGGCGGCGAACCCTTCCGCCCCTCCGCATGCCAGCGCGACGCGATCTCCCCATCCCCCTTCGGCTTCAAGCTCGCAGGAAACGGCCATGCCAAACGGTGAGGTACGACCACGCTGCGATCATTCGGGCGATCGGGCGGATGCATAAAGCTCCCAAACCACGAATCGAATGCTTCGTTAGGGCGGCGAATCTGCCCGTGCACCGCGTAGCTATCCGCGCTCGTTCGGCTGTCAAAGGTCGCGCTGTTGACCTTCACCATATCGTCAACCTGATCACCGAGGAGCGTGATCGATTCGCTGCTCGCTCGATTCGATGCGCCCATCACCTCTGTCCGCGCGATCCGCTCTGCCCAATAAAGGGGCTTGTCCTGAAGGAAGGGGCTCTCGGCAATGAGCTGATTGCGGACATCCGCCCACGGGGTTTGCGCGAGCAGGCGAGTTTGAAGCACGTCCTCGAATGCGCCGACCGTGTTCATCCCGTACCGTTGCAAAACACCCGGTTGTCGTGGGTCCTTTGGGTCCGACCCGATCCTGCGAAGGATGCTCGCTTCGGTCCCTGCAATCGACCGTTCGAAGAGTGCGGCTTGATCAATCGCGAGCGGACGAGTCATCCCTTTGAAGGCCAGGTCTGAAGCGCGCACATATTCGATCGTGCTTTGCGCTGCCCTCTCGGCCGCCATCTTCCCCACGTCAACGATGTCCGCGTGCATCGCAGGCAAAGCCGTTGCACGAAGCACATCACGAACTTGCGCGAGCGTTGCGCGGAGCTGCGTTGCGGTAAAGCTCCCCGTGCCCGGCCCGGTCAAACCCTCCGCTTGACGAAGGCGTTGCTCTAGCTCGCGCTGCGCTTTCATCAAAATGTGACGCATCCGATCGGCGCCCGCCTTGCCCGCGAAGTCGAGCGCTTGTTGTCGGCTGCGTCGTAGGATCTCAAGAGGGCTTGCGGGCTTCATGCTTCAGGTTCCGGCGCCCCTTCTTGGGCCTGCTCTTCAAGGGGTTGGGTTTGCTCTTCCTCTTGCACGGACGGCTGTTCTACAGCCCCGCCCGTGCCGGGGAACATCCCAAGCTCTCGCTCTTCCGCCACGCGTTGCTCATCGCTGACGCGCTTCCATTCATCCGCGGGATCGCGGCCCATGCGACGCGCCATTGTTTCTACGGCTGTTCGTTGCGAGACGGATGCCTTGCCGCCCGTTGCTGTCGAGAGCGTTGTCGCAGCCGCTTGATCATCTGCATCCGTCGCGCTGAATCGCTTCGGCCAATCGCACTGAAATACACGGCTCGTTCCGGGCTTGCGCTGCTCGTACTTCGTGGTGCGCTCTCCCGTTGGACGGCCATCCATTCCGATCACGTCTTCGCTGATCTCACGAGGGGGAAGGTCGAGGAAATATTCAATCGGCGTCGTGATGCCCGTCTCGCCGTCTACCTCGACCGGGTATTCGAGCGTCCCGTCTTCCTGCTGAATCGGCATCCGCTTGCGTACGCTCTCGACCATCTGCCCCACGATGCGGGTGATGGCCTTGCCGTATTGCGTGCAAAGGACGCTCGTCTTCGCCCCCATCGGCGCGTACATCATCTCAATCGCACGCCCGCTTGTCGCGGCTGCTGCAATCTGATTCGGGTCGGGAATCACGCATTGCGCGACCTCAAGAGCGTATTGCCGTTCCTTGTCGAGCAGGGCCAGCCCCGCTTGAACGGACGAGCCGCCAAGCTCCAAATACTTCGCATCGCCTTGTTCACCGACGTTGAGGGCGTTGTCGCTTCCCTTGGATACGCCCTTGGCCATCATGACCTGCGCTTCTTGCGAGAGGCGAAGCACGAGCGTCGGGTCGAGGTTTCGCAGCGTGCCGGTCGACAGGACGCTGTTGATCAAATCGACCGTGTTCATCTGCTCGTAGAGGCCCTCATAATCGGACTCCCCGTCATAACCCCCGTCGTCGTTGTCATTGGGGAGATTCTCGATCCATTCGAAATGCGCAAACCCGTCGTCGTGAACAATCGTTTGCGCGTCATCAATCACCCATTCCAGGACTGACCCGTCATCGCCCATCGGCACCTCGACGAACACGACGTCTGCGGTGGGTGTCCAGTCGCGCCGATACCAATGCGGGACGCGCTCAATCTTCTTCGTCTTCGCGCTCCAAATCTCACGGTAGACAAGACGCAGTTCGCTGACGTGCGCGATGATCCCTTCGTCCCGGTCAACCCATTCGTGCACGTAGATGTTCTCAGCGGCATGGACGCGCACGCTCGGCTTGCCCTGGTAAAACCGCCACGACAGAGCAGCGCTCCCGCACGAGCCGCCACGGTTACGCGCACGAATCATCGCGCTCGGTAGCTCGCTCGCGTCAATAAGCGCAGCCGCAAAGTCTTCCGCATCAGGATCCCCCGAGCATCGAATCTTGGGGAACCGACCTTCGCCGAAAATGAAGTTGGTAAACGTCTGCGTGATGAGCCGCGCCAAACGATAGGGGTTGTTCGGCCTGCGTTGATCGAGCGGGACGTAGAAGGGGGGCGGCGAGGAAGAAAGCAGGGGCGGCTGCTGTGAGAATTGCCCCGCGCGAACAGTGCGCCCCTGCATGTCGAAGAGCTTATGGTCGTGTTGGGTGCACCGATAGAAGCGCGAGCGGAAGTCGAGCTGACGATGCCGGTCGCTGTCGACGAGCGATTGCGGTCGGAACGACGAGCCGAACGTAGTCGCATCCACGCCAAACGATGAGACGGCGTAGATGGTGCCATTTGCACCGCGAAGCGTGGGCTGCACGGGCAGCGGATAGCCGGGGATGTTTTGTCCGTCGTTCCGAAAGAGACCCATGCCTCTTCGTTTACCGCATCTCGCCCTGATTGCGGCGAGCTTCGATGCTCCCCTCTAACGGTTCGTCCTTCACCGAAGAGAGAGACGGGGATGGGCTTGGTCGTGCGAGCATCTCTGTCGCGGTTTGCGTTACGCGCACCACGGGGGTTTGCGCGACGTGCGCTTGGTCAATGGTTGGCTCTTCTTCGTGTGGTTTGCGCTCTCCCTCGCGACGCAACACGAAGAACATCACCAAGTCCCAGACCAACCCAGTAACGAACCGCATCATTCTTCGGCTCGGCTTTGAGAGAGCGCGACCCAACGGATGCGGAGGTTGTCGCTCACGGCTTGGATTGCAAGCGGACAGAGCCCATCTTGCCCTGTCCGAAGCATGAGCTTGCCGCGCAGAAACCAACCCCCCTTTTCATCGGGCTCGCCAATCTGCGTTAGGTCCACAGGCCTGCCAATCGCCGAGAGAGCGCCGACCATGGGGATCACTGGATCGCCGGCTGTGACAATCGAGAAGCTACCGCGCAGCCCCCGCTCTTTATCGACTCTTTCAAGGCGAGCAACCCAATGCAGGTAGGGCACATCCGACGACGCATGCAGCGCCATCAGGCAGCCCCTTTGCGGGCGCATCTCGGTGAAGTGCACACCGAACCCCCAAGCGCGCATAAAGTACCCGCCTAGCGCGCTGGCGTTGTACATCTTCGCGTCACACGGGAGCGTGATGATCCGCTTGTGCGCTTCTTCCGCGTGAAGGGCTTGGTTGGCACGAACGAGCGCGCCAACCCTCTCCAGCCCTGTCCCATCCCAAACGATAACCCGTTCTTGATTTTCCATCCCGACGACCCTCGCTCGCCTTTCGGATCGATCCGAAAGGCAGATGCGAGGCAAGGTATCCCATCAGGGACCAAGCTCCCAACCGATAACGCGCGCTTTCCGTGACGTGATCGTGTACGTCGCGGAACCACCAAACCCGTGATTCCATTGGACCTTGAAACTACGTGCTCCCGCGTAGGTCTGGTCGATCACGAGCGGGACGCGCATTGCGAATTCAATTGAAAGGGTCCCTGTCACATCTGTCGCGAAGGATCGATTGGGGCCGCCCGCCGATGCGAGCTTTGCTGCGTTTGCATAGATGCCATCGGGGCCGCCCACGTAGACGCCGCTTGAATACGTGATGATTCCTGAGTTCGTCACGTTGAAGTCAAACGTGAACTCCATGTAGACCGCGCGCGCATTGCCTGCATTCGTCACGTTATCGAGCAATGTCCATTGCGACCAAATCGTCCCGTTAATCGAGGTCGCGTTGTTCGACGAGCCGGGATCATCGACGAAGTGGCAAACCCGCCCGTCCGCGTGCACCCCGTACGGTCCACCGACCGGCCCTTGAAGCCCGGCGAGAGCAACGACCGCATCTTGCGTGGGTGTGTCGAGTAAGCCCGTCCACGCAGGCGTTTGCGCAACGGCTGTCATGGGTCGACCGTCATAACGGGGCAACCATCGAGCAACAACGGGAATCCCTCGCAGCCCTCGCGGCTCGCGAATCCCCGCGCTCGCAGGGCAATACTGCGCCCACCTTGGCAGCCCAAACGGAAAGACAAGGTAGAGATACCAAGGCTCGTTTGCAGAAGACAACCCGGCTGCCCATAGCGATGTATCGGCCACGTTGATCCATTCGTTGCCCGATGTCCCGGGTGCGAAGATGCGACCTCCTACGCGATAGGCACCAAGCGAGAGGTCGACCATCCCCTTGACCCGCACCTCGCCCGGCACGGTAACCACATCACTGAACACGTTCTGCCGATGTACGTAGTTCAAGCTCGGGTACGCGTTGAACGGCTGCTGCACCCGTTCGTGCGCGAGAGGACGCACGTCCCAAAGTGTCACGTCATTCCACGTCGTTGCAGCAGCAGGCACGGCACAGACGGCAAGGGGTAACCATCCCGCGCTGACACCTGGGAATCCCGCGCCCGGTGTACCCGTGCGAATTCGGTAGGTGAGACGACCCGCCTTTACCTTGTCGACGAGCGTGGGGGAGAAAAGCCCAGTGAGCGGATCGAACACGTCACGGTTGTCCGTCTCGAGAACCGTCTCGACGCGTTGACATTCGATCACGTCAATGCGGATCGCGCCTCCGCTTCCAGGCGTGAGCGTTAAAGCGCCCGCTGTTTGCACGCCCGGATCGACAACGAAGGCGAGGCGCGAATCGTCAGCCAAGGGCGTTGCTTGATCAACGATGCAGATCGTCCCGCCTTCGATGAACAGGTTTGTCGTGCCCACTTCGGGGCGAGGGCGGATGCCGGCAAGAATGGTCGCGTGAAGAGGGTTCTCGCTACCCGTGCTGAAGACCTCGACCCCGCCGGCCTGAACATCAAGCTCGAAGCTCGCGTCCGTCATGCATCGAAGGATCTCCGCGAGCGATTGGTCGTGCACCGCCTGCTCTCGGTTGTGGTCGCCCGAGAGCACTCTCTCTCGGGTGTTATGGACGATGTTTTTGCCGCCTACGCCGGAAGGTGCCATGTCTTCCGGCGTAGCAGGGGGGTAGGGACAGGTTCAAGCCTAACCCGCGCGCAAGGCACGATGCTGCGCCGTGAGCGCCGTGCCGATGAGCGCGAGAGCGATAGGGAATCTCTCGGGTCTGCATGTCTTGCGCAGCGTCACGGTTGAGCCCAAAACAAGCGCGCTCATCTCGTTGACGAGAGCGCTGTAGACCGCGATCTCTTCTTGCTCGAGGGGAAGCAGGTACGTCCGGGCGTCGTCGGTGACGATGAAGGAATTCCCATCGGCAAAGGAGAGCACCGCGCACGCGAGCGGAATTGCGTCGCCCTTCTCGTCGAGATGATTACTTGGGTACGTGCCTGGCTCCCAATACCGCGACACGATCCCGACGATTCCAAGCTGGGTGTGGAGCACGACGGCCTGCTTCGTTGCGAGGGATTGCGCCCATTCATTTGCGTGCATAGACCGCCCCTTCCTGACTTTGCTTGTGCAGATTTGCCACGTGGTCACGTTCGGCTTGGGCTGCAACGTCGAGCATGAAGAGCGACCCGAGCAGCACGTAAAACTCTGCATCGAGCGACCACAATCGTTTCCCGTAAACAGTGCGCCAACGGTAGTAGCGGAATTCATTCGGCACGGCTGTCCTCTTTCTCACTTCTGCCTTTCGGATCGATCCGAAAGGGGGATGCGTCCATCATCGCGCGGCGATGCCGGCGGCGATGCTTCCGTTCCCACGTTCTCCATCAAAGGCACCAAGCACCCTTGCTTGCGCCCGGCCCAACCAGCTTGCCATCAAGAGATCGCCCGTGTGCGCCGGGGGCGGCTGGTAATAGAGGCACTCGTCGATCCAACGCCTTACCGCATCAGGGACGCGTCTTGTCGCTGGGTCGCATGGGATGATCCACGCGCCCCCTTCCAGCTCGATGAAGAACCCTTCAACGCCGATGATCCG